CGTCGCCCTCGGCCTTGGTAGTGTCGCCAGCGATATTGTGGCTGTCGGTACCGAGTACCAAAGCCAGCTGAATACGATGGCGGCGGTGTCCCAGGCGACCGCGGGGCAGATGGACGCAGTGCGCGCCAAGGCTAGGGAACTCGGCAATGACATCAGCCTCACTGGTACGTCGGCATCTGATGCTGCAGCGGCTATGACCGAGCTCGCTAAGAATGGGCTAACTGTTGCCCAGTCCATGGAAGCCTCCAAGGGAACATTGCAGCTGGCTGCTGCCGCCCAGATCGACGCCGCCCAAGCCGCCACCATCCAGGGGCAGGCTCTGCAAGCGTTCGGTTTGGGCGCCCAAGAAGCAGGCCGGGTATCCGATATTCTCGCCGGCTCGGCGAACGCTTCTGCCGCGGAGATCACCGACGTGGCCCAAGCCCTCCAGCAGGCCGGCACAGTGTCCCATGCCTTTGGCGTGAGCATCGACGATACCTCGACCGCGATCGCCATGTTCGCCAACGCCGGCATCACCGGCTCCGACGCTGGCACTTTGCTGAAGACTTCCCTACTGGCGCTCACCGATCAAGGCAAACCCGCGCAAAACGCCATCCACGATCTAGGCCTAACCGTCTACGACGCTAAAGGCAAATTTGTAGGCTTGCCGTCCCTGATCGGCCAGCTGAACGCCGCGTCAAACCGCATGACGGAGGAACAGTACCAGGCGGCAACCGCCACCCTGTTCGGCTCCGATGCCATGCGCTTCGCTTCTATCGCCGCTGGTAAAACCACCGAAGACTTCAATGCTCTCAAAGAAGCAGTCACTCGGCAGGGGCAAGCCGCGGAGGTAGCCGCCGCTCAAACCAAAGGATTGCCAGGTGCCCTGGAACGCCTCGCCAACGCCAAAGAAGACCTCACCCTCGGCCTATTTGAGGCCCTCCAAGACGATTTGGTAGCAGCCGCCGACGCCGGTACTGCCGCCCTCGGCAAAATCGGCCCCGCCGCCGAATCAGGCATCCACCTCGCGTCCAGCGCCGTGCACGGGCTCGTTACCACCCTCACTCCCGTAGCCGGCCTTGCATCCACACTCGCCAACGACTTCACCGGGCCCTTGCTCGGCATCGCAGCAGTCATGGCCCTGAAAAACTGGACAGACTTTCCTACGAAAATCCAGCAAGCCACCCAGTCGATGGCCACGATGAAGCAAGGCGTTGCTGACCTGCAAGAATACTATCGAAAAGGCCACAAGGCGATCAGCGCCTTCGACGCGAAAACCCAATATATGATTACATCATCCAACGGGTTGACGCAGGCCCTGGGCAGGTCGCGGGAGGCATTCAGCTCTGGGTCGGAAGCTATGCAAATCGCAGCCAAGCGCTACTTCTACGCCGGTAATACCATTGCCTCCAATGCTGCGAAAATCGGCAACGCTGCCGCGGGCGCTGCTAAAGGCGGCCTATCCCTCATGAAGTCCGCCGCGGGCGGCCTAGTAGACGCTTTGGGCGGACCATGGGCTGTTGGCATCATGGTCGCAGGCGCGGTCATCGGCGGGTTCGTCGAGGCCAACCATGCCGCCACCGAAGCCCAGCGCAAACTAGCGTCGGCGACAAAAGCAACCCAGGCCGCCCAAAATGACCTCGCCAAAGCGGTTTCCGGCACCACCGGCGCCCTAACCGAACAGGCGAAAAAAGCGGCAGAACAACTCGCCGACGCCAGCTTGACCCAGCTCACTGCCATCGGCAAAGCCCGAGAGGGATTCATCTCTCATGCGGACCCTACTCGCGCATCCTCCGAGTGGAACAGCCTTTCCCTGAAGGAGCAGCAGGAAGCGACGCGCAGCGCATCTGAAATATCAGACGCCTACGAAGTGCTGAAAGCTAAGCTCACCGCTACTGGCCTGAGCATGGAGAATCTTAACGGCATTGTTGCCGAGGGCGGCGACGACTATAAGAAACTCGTTTCCGAGCTGCGTGCTGCTGGTGAGGAAGGCGAGCGTGCTGCGGGCTACCTGGAGAAATCGCGGAAGCAGATCGAAGACACGATAGCTGCTGCGCGCCGGGTTGACCCTGCTGCCGCCCAGGCGGCCAAGGGAATTGATGTTCTGGCGGATTCGTCGGCCAACGCCAACGATAAGCTGAACGCCCTGGAGTCGATCATGCAGGC